ATGTGTGAGTGTGAGTCGCAAGCTGGTCGTGCCGGTAGAAGTTACTCGAGTTACGCCAACAACCAGCATGGCACGCACAACAGTAAAAAGCGAAGTGGCATTGAAACGAGTGACCAAGACAAACATGACATCAACAAAGTGGAGGACAGAACAAAACTGCAGAAAACCAACGTGGAAGATCTATCACCGCAAGCGGCGCAGGCTCTCACGAGTATTGCGCGTAGGTTCGTGAACAATAAACCTAGCCTCAAGGAAAAGTACATGAACGGCATTCCGTTTGAGACACCTGTGTTGGACCATTACGGAAAAGCCTTCTCATACCATTTCAACGGACGTGATGATGACATCGACAACTATGATGACAATTACGCCTATTCAGAAGGTGCAAACTTGTCCCGCATACAAGCCGTACTACAGAACCAGAAACGCGTCACCGACCACGCCGGTAACCCTCTCGGATTCGCAACGTTCATGTTCCAGTCGCTGTGCCGTGTACCCCTGCATTTCTTTGCAGAAGAACGCGTGCCTGTCGTACACCATCTCGGCTGCCAATACCTGTTGAAACTGGTCAGGCAGTATGCCAGTCAAGACATCGGGTGGGCAGTTCCGATGAAGGACGGGAAAGTTGTCGCCCTTGACGGTGTGAAACGGAGTACACTGCGCATACCCTCAAACAACGAAGCTAAAGAAATGGCTGGCAGATTCATCTTGGTGCTCCAGAAAGGACCAGCGTTCAATACGCATGAGTTCACTGGAAGGTTCTGTAGTGTCGGCGGTTTGGAAGGCACCATACGCACTGAGACGACAAGCTTTGATGAATCCTACTACACGCTTGATCCCGCCAGCAATAATTTTCTCTCTGCACCACGCACTGGCCCGGGCGATTGTGGTAACCTCGTCCTGAAGGAAGTGGGCAACGATCTGTACTGGGTAGGCAATCACATAGCAGGCGCAATCACAGGGGCGAAAGCGTACGCAGCTGGGGTGACGTTGGAAGAACTGGACGACGTAGGAAGGATCACACAGTCCCACGCACCTCTCCCAAACCACTGTGATGACCTAAAACCAGTGTCAATTCCGGCCCTCAACAACTTGAAAGATAGTCCTGCACAGCCAACTGAACTTCTCATGCCAGGTGAAATGTTAGATCGCATAAACTTGTTCCCTGGAGACTCTGAAACTAGGTACACGCCTGTCGGACCCGGTTTAGGCCCCACTCACGGTTTCGCTTCGCACATCCCCGTTGACACACGGCAGACGAAGGAACTATTGGATGGAGGTTTCCTGTTACCACATTTCAAAATCACGAAAGTCCCAGTGCTCACCAGAAAAGAAATAGAAGACCACCATGCGCATCGGATACCTGCAGATGCCAAAGGAAAGAAACAGGCTTACAACATCCGGCTGCACAAAGCTAATGCCAACGTTGCTGGTCAGATAGACAAAGGCATTGTTGAACGTGGTCTCAAGATGGCCCGAGATTACGGTGAACATTTCGGAGGTAGATGCGGGAGAAAAGCCCACCCTCTGGACATCAACACCGCCATATGGGGTGACGCTGCGGTCGGGATTGAACCCATACCGATGGCGAAAAGCTCAGGAGCTTTCTTGCAGACTCTGTTCAAAGGAAAAAGCAAGAAACGCGACTTCCTCGGTGACCACGGCATATTCACAGGTGCGCACGGTGCGTACGTGGAATGGCTGATTGCATCCCAACGTAGAGAGGGCAAACGTAGGAGGACGATCTTGCTGCCATCATCCGTACATCTCAAGAGTGAGAACCTACCAGAAGAGAAGAACTGGAAGAAACGTCTAGTACATGGATTGGACATTGCATCTGTGGTCAATCAGCGGTCGCTTTTGCTGCCAATACAGTACAAGATGGCTAAACTCAAGGACACACCCGTAGCAGTCTCCTTTGATGCCTGCACGTGGTTCCCTGTGCTAGCCGACAATCTCAAACAACACCCAAACAAGTGCATGTTCGACATCTCCAGCTTTGACCTCACAGTTCGATGGGAGCTTATGCGTATGGCCGCGGAGTTCTGCAAAGGATTCTACGGAGCGAACCCAGCTCTTAGCAACTGGCTGGATAGTATGGTGGATGGTGTGGCTTGGGCCCCTCTCTTGCTCGATGACAACTTAGTGTACAAACAAGGTGGTGTGTGTTCAGGCATGGGATGCACTTCTTTCTTTGATGGTGTTGTGGTCTTTCTTGCTCTAAGACTCGCCATCTTTGAGAAGTTAGGGCACGATGCCATGCGTGTCGACGTCTTGGAGAAAGAGATCTACACGACTTCCTGCGGTGATGACACAGTAGGCTGCTGGTCCGATTTCCTGGAAGAGCAAGGGATCACAGCAGAATACTTCACAGAATTCGCTGCAAAGGTTGGCCTGACCCTGACAGGAATGGACAAGACGGTCGAAGGTGCCGCAGAGTTAACGGACGTTGATGGGTTGGAGTTCGTCTCCAGGACCATAACACGCCTGAAGTATGCCCATCACATACAAACAGGAGCCCTGAAGCTGATTTCCATCGCCTCAGCCATGTGCTATACGAACGCACCGGACGATGCTGGAATCAAAGTAGAAGCACTAGCCGGAGGAGCCCGAGAGCTTGCCATGTGGGGCGATGTGGAGTTGTTCAACGCGGTCAAGGCGGATATACTACAGCGTTATCCAACGTGTGATATTCCAACCATGCGCGATATACACAAGGACGTAGCGAGGCAGGTGAAGGACACCGTACAAGGCTATGTAAGTCTTTCATCAGAGCATATAGAACGACAAGTGCGAATAAACCTAGCCAAACAAGTCCTACACGAGAGACTGTTGAACAATAGACTTGACGCAAACTATATAAATCTAGTGACAGCAAGAAGCATGAATCCTTCAAGAGCAGCAAAAAGGATCGCAGATGCCTGCAAGGGTATTGACATCAAGGCGTCCGAAGTGA